GTTTTCGATGGCTGCAACGCGATTTATCTCCGATGCGGTCTTGCTTCCATCGCCGGATATAGGAGCGGTAGGAAGGAATGTTCCGACTTGGATCTCGGCTAGGCCGGACACGAATTGATCCAACTTTAGGAAATCATCCGTGTCGGCTGGCAGGTTTTGTGGGATTACCTCGTAGCCTTCGGAGACGAATGCAACAGGATGGTGGACGGTAAGCGGAGCAACTCCAACCTTCGCGTTTGGCCCCTTCTTGAGCAATAAAAGCCCCTTGAGGTAGGTATTATCAACGACAAGGTTGCGAGCCTTCTCAACAGCCACATGGGTGTTGTAAAGGTCGCGGCCTGCTCCACGGCTGGACATAAGGTTTCCAGCACCGATTTCAATGCTGAACAATGCCAAGCACTCGCTCATCGTGTTGTAACGGTCAACCTGCGTGCAGATTTCTTTGCCAGACTTGTCATCGAACAAGTAACGGCTGATCTTTCCATGAGGCTCACGAACTAGGATCTCACCTAGCTCGACATACTTGGCATCATTCTCGTAGGAAGCCCCGTAGGAGCCTTCGCGAATCCAGTCCTCATAACGCCTAGCGTCATCGTCCGAATCAAGTGTTCGTCCGGCAGGGATTGCGTTGTTGATGCTCTCGACCAAGTTGTTGATGTGCCATCCTGCAGATGCGGATAGCTCTGGGTCTTCTAGCACTGGCAGTAGCTCGGCAATTTGATAACGGCGTTTCCGCGCCCAGATCGGTGTCTGGTCTGTAACCTGCGGAGTTTCGATGCTGAAGAACGTGTAATCTTGACGAAGGAACTCAGGCTTCCAGTCGCGAAGATCGTCCCAGCAAAGTCCGCAAAATCCGAATGTCGTGTTCTCATGGACAACCTGTGCCACAAGATCGTCGAATCCTTTCCAGCCGCGAATGCACTTGGTGATCTCCTCGCGGAAAACTTTTGTCTTTTGCTCTGCGTCGATACTTTCGATGGGGTATTGTGCGAAGGTCAAAGTAGCGGCTGTTTCGATGACTTGCCGGAACGGAGGCTGGATTCGGCTGATCATCGTGGAAATAAATCCAGTGGGTCGGTTGCTACGCCAGTTCTGCCCCATGCTTTCCAGCTTCTTGTTGCTGTAAGGCGGCTCCAGATTCAGCTTCTTCTGAATCATCTGGTTCTTGCGATTACGCTCTACGTTCTGCTGCTTCAGCCTTCGGTAAGCGGAATGCGCCTGCGATGCGTCCTTGAATGTCCTCCTGACTTGGAGCGTATCTGGGTCTACCGTATCAAGCGTGCCATTGTCTGGATCAACGACATTAAGATTAAGAATCCTCGGCTTATCGTTAGGATCAGATACGCGAGCAGATTTATTAGCAAATGCATCTGTGATTTTTGGGGGTAGTGGTTTTAGGTTTGCCATATTATGTATTTAGCCAGCAGTTTTCTGGAAGTTCCGTTGCTTTGTAAAATTCGTCCTTATCAAGAAAGATTGCAGTCCTGTTGTCGTGACGTTGCAACATGCAGCCGCCAAGTACCGCGCTTGAATTTGTGTCGCGTGCCTGCCGGACACTTGCAGAGATGCGCTCTGTGGAAGCGAGGCAAGATCCACAAGTTCCGCGCCAGTTCACGTTCTGGGGGCATGACCTGCAAACCTTTGCACGCTGCTCTGCAAGCTCGTCAGTAACCATCTGCACTGGACGATTGGCATACAGAAGATTCTTTGCCCATGTCTGGATGTCGTTCATCAGGGCAGTCGTGTTTGTCTCTGGGTGAACAGATGTCACGGTCACCATGTCAACGCCGTGACAAAAGTTGGGCCAGTTGGAGCAGATGTAGCTATTCACATCTCCTTCAACGTCGCCGGATGGCAAATGATTTTCGGCACGATAGTGTTCTACGACCTTTAGCAAATTGTCGTAGTTGTCGCCGTTCAAGCGAACATCACCCTCAAAGTAATGCCATCCTGAAGGCGGAATGATTCCAATAATTGGTTTCGCCATTGGTTCGTAATAAGTTATTATTAATCCCAAAGCAAGTATTAGTTATTTTACAAACTCAAAGTGGCACTTGGGACAAATGCACGTTTCACGGGCCTTTTCGTCCGCTTTTAGCTCATTATTGACTGGTTCTTCGGCAGAACCGATCAATTCTGACAGTTGTTCGTTACTGAACGCCAGCAGCGATACATCGAACTTGTAGTCATTTAGCTCGTCAATCTCGACAGAAAGCATGTCGAAATTCCAGTCGGAGTTTAGTGCGATGCTGTTGTCTGCAATCACATACGCCTTGCGCTGTGTATCTGACAGGTGATCCAGCCGGATGCATGGAACGCTATCCCAACCCAGTTTCTTTGCAGCCAGCACACGCCCGTGTCCGGCGATGATGTCGTAGGTGTCTGAAATCAGCACGGGGTTAGTGAACCCAAACTCTTTTATGCTTGCCGCGATCTGGCTCACTTGAATGTCGCTGTGTGTCCGGCTGTTCCTTGCGTAAGGTATTAGCTTCTTGATGTCGATTTGCTCAATACGTTGAGATGATTTGCTTTCCATAGTTAGTATCCATACAGATTTCATTCTGCTTGTAAAAAGAAAACTCCCCTGCCTCATAGGAAGCAGGAGAGCCTTTTCCCCCAATAACCCCATGTACGGCTTTCGCGGTACTTGGTTTAGACCTGCACACTACAATCGCCATGTGTAGCGTGCAACCACCTTTTTTGATGCTCAAAAAAAGGGTGTTGACGGCCTTTCGGTTTCTTGGCACATTCACCTCGTTCTGAATGGTGACGCATTTGAACGCGATTTTAACACGCAGGCCGTGACCTGCTGAAAGACCCGCCCTGTGCGTCACCACTCGGCGGGTTTTTCCCTTTCTAGGGCATGCTCGCAGGAACCGCAGGCGAGTGTGAATGCGTACCACAGCGGCCTGTAGAACTGGCTTTGTCGAACCAAAACGACCTACCCAGCAGAGCAGAGAAGAAACACTCTGCCGTCATTTTTAAACCCATCGAATTCGATAGGTTTAGAATCGGAGGGCAGCAGTTTCTTTTCCTTACTCTTTCCTTTCCTCGCAGGCTTGCGGGGGGATCAGGGGGGTGTTTCCTTTCTCCTTCGGTTTTCTTTTGTCATGGACTGCGAAGGCTCTTAAATACTCAAAACCAGCAAGTCACCAGCAAGCAACCTGCAAATAGCTCATCAAGTGTAGCAGCAACGTAACTGGGATTGAGTTGCAGATTTGCGCCATTAACTCGGAAACCGTTGCAAAAAGTGCAACAGTTCGCCTGTTATGTCGATAAAACGGCATATTTCGTACATATGTCGCCAGATATGTCGATTTTATCCTACAATTTAGACATATGGATTTCATTATACCCGAAACGCCACATTTTCTGACATATGGCACATTTTTGAGCAATTTGTTCCATATCGGGTATAATGCGGTGAATAATCGGGTTCTTATTGAATGCGCTCTAGACCACTTGAATTATAGGAATCTTACAGATTTTATAAAAAACTTATAAACCATCAAAGGTCACTATAAGTTCCATATCATGAATAATATTGATTGTGTGCTACTTTTTGATAGCAAGTGGTTTCTACCATTTTTGAATAGTGGTAGTGTACCACGCGACCAACTACCTTTACAAAACCTCTGCATTTCTTCACTTCTGCATTGGCAATGTATCAGTAATCTTAATTTCTAATTCCAGCGAATTCGATGGAATTAAAAACCAATTTCGTGACGCCAAGAAAAAGGTCGAGGGAAGATCAGGTCGCTGGGATTTCGGAACGAGGCGTGAAGCCTTCTGCGTCCGTGTTTCCCCCCTCATTGCCTCCCCCGACTATAATGCCCATTGGAGTCCTTACGGCGTGTCCTTTGGGCAGGGGTTCACCGAAGATCCCCCCGAAAATTGGCACAGCCCCTCCGAATCGAACGGAGCCAGCAAGATTTGGAGTCTCGCTCGCCTACCTTGGAACATTGGACTGCAATTGAGTTATCAAGGATTCCTTTACAACTGGCAACTACTATTTATCTACTAATACGTTTACAATTAGTAGTTGGCTACCGAACTAGGACTTGAACCTAGAAACTCGCCTCCAAAGGGCGATGTGTTACCATTACACTATTCGGTAATAAATTTATTTCATCCTCTTATACACTTCAGAGGCTTTATCCCTGCAAGTAGGGCAATTATGTGGCTTGCATGCCGTATTGCAGGCCGGACACCGATGCTCGCGGCCTTGCGGAAACTTTGTTTTTTTATCCATTATAGCATTTTTA